AGATTTTGTCTTTATAAACTATTGCCGATCCAGATAATAATTCCATATCATAAGTTCTACCTTCTTTCAATACAGGACTGAAAGTAACTGTAATTCTTTGTCCATTTGCTAAAGAAGATGCACTAACAGAGCTTGAAAACACTTGTTTGTTTTTACTTGTGTCTCTTAATTTTAATGTATAAGAAGATACAAAACTTCTTGGAATTACATCCATTGTTTGCGAAGAAGCACTTGTTGTCATAATCTTCATATTTATATATCGAAATTAAAGTGCTATTTTGTATAGATGTATAAAAAAAGGGGGTAAAAACCCCCTCTTAAATCAAACAAACTAATATTAATTTACGTCAATTTGAGTACCTTGTGATTCTGCATTATAAGCTGCTGTTGTTACAAAATCAGGTGCTTCTGTTTCTTGTGAAACAAACGTTAGAGAGTAGCCGTAAAGGTCTCCCATAGCTGCTCCATTTGAGAAATTTCCTGTTGTCAATTCTGCTCCGTGATCTTTTCCAACTAATCTAAAGTTACCATTATAATCTTCTACTATGATGTGTGGTCTCGAAACTGCGAGTAATTTAATTTCAGCTTGAGTTTTTTCTTCTTGGAAGATTAGATTCATTACAACAGTAGTTTCATAGAAAGTAGTTCCATTTTCTCTTGATGAAGTTACAACTGTGTCCATAGTTGAATTACCTTTGACATCAAACTTCATAAAAGTTGGACTTCCTCCAAAATCTGTTATCATTTCATTTGCAATAGTTAAAGCACCTAAAGTACCATAATCTGCAAATGTAATTGATTTAATACCTCCTACCCCTGATTTACAAGGTAGTTCTCTTCCTTTTGTTAGTGTACAAGCCATATTATTATTTTTTAAAAAAAAAGGTAAGTAGGCCTATACCCACCTACCTTTCTTTATGTTATACAAATTATTAAGAGTATAATACGATATCTGAACCGATCCCGTGCTGTACTCCTGCACTTCCTCTTAATACCACTCTTACATTTTGACTTCCATCAATATCTGCCATATCAATTAACTTAACTTCTTGCCAATCATTTAATAGACCTGTTCCGAAGAATAAGTTTGAAGATTCAGCAGCCACCATTTTATCTGCACCTAAACCTGGAGCAGTAAATAGTGGAATACCTTGAAAGTTCATTTCTGTTTTTCCAACGTGATATAATTCTCTATAACCTAATGCTGCTTGTGCTTGAATGTAAAACTTAGCTGCACTTGTAGGAATATAGATTTTTAAATCTTCTTTATTGTAAACTCCACTTGGAATAGCATCAACTACTTTTCCTAATTCAGCAATAATGTTTGAAGCTGATAGTGTAGTACCTGATACATCAACAACGTCGCTGTCTGCTGCTAATAATGCTTGAAAGCCGTCAAACTCTCCATTGTTTGCAGTAGCACCTTGCCAAATGTTTTGCTCTACTTTCTCAGCAACTTTTGCTGCAACTTGTGCAATTAAGAAATCAGAAAATCTTCTAGGAAGATTGTCATATTGACTGAAACCCATACTCGCTGATTCCCAATCTTGTCTGAAATCTTTTTTACATAGTTGTAAGTTTACTTGAAACTCCTCTGGTTGTAAGATTCTTTCTGTTAATGTTACGTTTGAAGTTGGGTCAAAGTCGCAAGACGCATCTTTTAAAATGCTATCTAATGCAAGTTTTTTGATAACTTCTTTAAATTTTATGTTGGGTTTTATTGAAACCCCTCCTTGTGATAATGTAACTCCACTTAATAGAGCTGCTGCGATATATTCCCCAGCAAACTCGCCTGCGTATGAAGTTGTTATACTTGTTGTAGTAGCCATATCTCTTTTATTTATTTAATTAATTATTAACTTGGGTCAGTAGCTGTAATTGAACCTGCTGAGTTTCCGATTCCCCAAACATACCATTTGCTACCATCAGACCAGATGTCGATAAAGTCTCCAACTGATTCTGCTGATGCAACAAAGTTAATTTGATCTTCTCCAGAAGCTGCTACAGATGCACCATTTACTACTAAAATTCCATCTATATTATCTCCTTCTGCACTATCAATTATGTAATTTGAAGTATCAAATGCGTTTGCTACAACAAATCTAAAGTTTAGTCCAGATTCTACTGCTGGTAATGTTACTGTTACACCTGCACTTGCTGCAAGTTCGTACCATTTACCACTATCTGCTGATGTAAGAGTAACTGCTGCTGATACTGCATCAACATCATTTTTAATTCTTACAACATCATTATTAACGTGTGTTAAAACTGCCATAATTATTTATTTTATTTATTTATTTATTATAGTTTCCATCACTCTATCAAGAGTAGATTTTCTTCTGTTTCCAGCGAATTTAAATTTCATCTCTGTTTTAGATTCTTCTGGACTGTGTTTCATAGGTTCAGCAGCAGGTTTAGATAACTCTTCTTTAAGAGATTCTTTTTCTTCTGCTTCACTATTCAAGACTTCTGTTACTGCAAGAGAAACCTCTTCTGCAACTTGAGAGGACATTTTTTCTTTTTCTTTGTCCTTGTGATCCATCATTTTATCAATATGCTCTTTCAATTCATCCATTTCTTTTCTGAACTCTTCTCTTGTAACATATTTCATTTCTTCCTTATCCTCATCTTCTTCGTGTTCTTCTGCTTTGATTTCTTTGATGATACCTTCTTCTTCAACTACAAGAAGTCTATTATCTTCAAGTTCATATTCTCCAACAGGAAGAGCAACTTTCTCATCCTCAGTACGAATAAAAACTTCTTTACCTGATTCAAAAGCGTCTGCTTCCAAAACAGTTCCATTCTCTAATTTTAATTCAGCTAATTGAATATCAGATTCAGATAGCTCAACTCCCAATAGATTTTTAACTTGATTTAAAATTTCTGTTGCTTTCATAATTATATATCGATTTTTAAAATTTATTTTGCATTTTTACCCTGTTCTAGATACTCCATTTATAGTCGCATTACTGCCACCTTTCAAAGCACCTATACCTTGTGCGTGTAATTCTCCTGTACAACATTCTATCTTGTATGTTAATTTATCTTTACATAAACAAGCTCTTCTGCCATCAATAGGACTTGTATAACTTGGTATATAATCTTTCATTACTTATTACTTTTAGGATGTCCTTTTGGTAGTAAGTCAAAGTCTCCTGTGTATTTAGGATTCTGTGGCCTACCATTTCTAACTAAATAGAGATACGCATTTACCCTCGCTTGAGCCCAAGCTGTAGGGGATTGTATTCTTGGACTATGTGATACATTGAAAGCACCTAGTCCTCTTTGAAATACTGCTTTTAACTGTCCGATTGTAACACCATAACCTAATTTTTCTTTATATCTTTTATTAAAATCGTCAGACTTTTTTTGCAAAGTTGCTTCATCTTTCTTACTTACTTTTGCACCTCTACTTGTAGAAGCATCTCCCTTTGCTGTACCCTTGCCTTTTGGACTTGGATTTGGTGTACCTGACTTTGGTGCTTTTGGACTTTTTCTTATACCTCCTCTTGGCCCTATCTCAGCCATCTTTACGCATTTATGTTTTTGATAATCTTTTTTATATCCCTTTGGACATTTATACTTTTTAAATTCTTCTTCTGTAAGTGCGTGTTTTTCACAAGGCATATACCAAGTTTGACCTTCAAAATCGTGTTCGTGTATTCCTTCACATCCAATATCTTCTGCAATTTTTTCAGCCATCTCTTTCGAAGCATAAGCTAACCTATCCATAATGATTGCAAAGTCATCATTTACTTTTTCACTATAGAGTTCTAATTTGCCAAGTTCTTTTAATTTTCTCTCTGCATACCTTTTACCTGCAAGGCCACCCCATAATAAATATGATATTGTACCACAGGCTTCTTTATCTTCTGGTTTATAATACTCTTCTGCTCTTGACAAAAACGAATACATACGAGTTACAGTTTGCTCTGATATTGCTCTACCTTGTGCAAGTTGTTGCGCCCTTATTTTACCAACATCAGTAGCACATCTGTTATTTACTTTTTTATTTAACTCAATACCTCTTTTTGCATTATTCTTTACTGCATCAGGATAGTCTGAGAAACTTTCAAATATTATTCTTTTACCACCTTTATATCTTTTGTCATTTCTAATTATACCTTTTACTTGTGATAAAAGTTCTTGTGCTTCTTCTTCCTCTATTTTTGCAAGATCGCTTATTGTCTGGTCTTTTGGTCTTTCTGCTTTATCAGCAAAATAACCTTCAATAGAGAAACCTTTTACTTTTCCTGTTTTTACAAACTCTTCCCATACTTTGTCATTGTTTACTTTTACTGCACCTACCCAAGTTCCAACAGGATATTCAAGACCATATAAAGCTGTTTTGTCTTTCTTGGTATCTTCAACTATCCAACTCTCAACTAATGAAAGGCCTTTTAAAGTGTGCTTGTGTTCTAAAGTAGAATTGTTTTGGTTGCCTTTCTGTAAATAAATTTGGGAGGCCTTTCTTACTGTATCTCGTGAGAAGTATATATAATATTCATCTTCTCCACTTTTCCTATAAATAGGTTTGTTTGGAATTAGTAAAGCTCCCAAAAGAATCTTTTTTTCTTTATCTACTTGTGCAAGTTGAATTACCTGTTCATTATTGAGTGCTATGAAATCTTCTTCTATTGCAGGGTTTTCAACTATACTTATTGCTTCGATTCCAGTTAAATCTTCGTTATCATCTAAAATTAATTCAACTATCTTCATAATAATATATCGTTTATAATTAACTATTTTGTTTATCCTAAAGCACTTTCTTGAATTATGTTTCTTTCTAATCCTTGTGCTGTTGTTACGTCTCCTGAAACTACAAATGCCTTTACAGGTTTACTTGTTTGTTCTGCCAAAGTTTGTGCTAATTGATTTTGAGAATCGCTACCAACAATATTAAATGAAGGTACTTGTGGAGCTGCTCCACCTCCTGTGCTATAAGACCTACCACCTCCTGTTGCACCTGCTGGTGGTTCAGGGGTTTTTGTAGCTAATATTGTTTTTACGTTTGCAAGACCACCTGCAATAATACCAATGGCTGCAACTGCACCGAAAATACCTCCTTGAGCAATAGCTTTATTTGCACCTGCGTATGTATCAATTATAGCTTGAGCAACTGCAACGGCTTTTCCGAACTTACTATTTTCTCCTGCTAATTTACCAAGTCCACCTAAAGCACCTGATATTATTGACAGTTTAGCTTCTTGTGTAAGTTCTGTAATTTTTACTTCTGCTTCTCCACTTTCTTTTTCTAATTCTTCTTTCTTTTTATTGAAATCATCTTGAGCAGCTAATAACAGTCTATTCTTTTCCTCTTCATCAGTAACCTCTTTTTCTATTAATGCTTTTTTCTCATCTAAGGCTTGTTGCAATTCTATAAGTTCTATTTCTCTTTCTGTTTTACCGATTAAAGCAAGTTCTTTATTTAACTCCTTTTGTTCTTCGAGTAAAGCATTTTCATTTGTAAGTTGTTCACTTCTTTGACCTGTTACTCTTGCTTGAATTGCTCCTTGTTCATTAAGAGCTTCTTGTAAAGCAGTCTGTAACTCAATATTATCCTCATTACCTTTTAGAGCTGCTCTTGCTGCATCTACTGCTACTTGAGAGTTCTTAAGCATTATTTCTGTTTGTTCATCTAATATTTCTCCTAATCTTCTATTTGCTTCTATCCTTTCTTCTATACTTAATGATGTATCATCTCTTAACTGTCTTTGTTGCTCTGCTTGTACATCATACTTTTCTATGAGGCCTTGATTTTCTGCATTTAATAACTGTGCTGAATTTGCAAGTTTAACATTTGCACTTGCTGTCTTAACTGTTTCAGTAGCATATTTAGTTGTTGCTTCTGCAACTTTAGTAACTGTTTCAACTGTTTTGTCAAAACTATCATCTACACCTGTAATAACATCAAATAATTCTTTACCTGCATTTTTTGCACTTTCTGCTGCTCCTTTAAAATCTCCTTCAAATACTTTTTTTATGGCCGTGCCTACAAATCCTATAGCATCTAACATTGACCTAAATCTTTCTATCACATTGTCAAAAAGTGATTTACCAAAATTCTTAAGGCCTTCTACAGAAAATATTTGTTTAAAGGAATCTGCTACACCACCAACATTATCCAATACTAAGTTTATGAAATCATTGAAAACTATTCTTACAGTTTCAAAAGTAGTAGCAAAAAAATCAGCAACTCTTTGATTTGAATTTAAGACTTCTGTAAATTTTGCAAAAGCTGCAATTACCAAACCAATACCAATAGCTTTTAGTGCAGTACCTATTTTTGTAATGCCACCAGCAGCTTTGCCAGAAGATTTTTCTACGTCTTTAAGGCCTTTTGATGTTTTATCTGTGGTCTTAACAGCTTCTTTATTTACGCTTTGTATTTCCTTCTTTAAGTTTTTTACTTCTCTTACTGCTGTACCAGACTTAATTGTAAAATCTACTATTATTTCTTTTGCCATTTTATTTCATTTTTTATTTGTTTAAACGTATCTGTAAACGTAGTTGGAAGATTATACTTGCCTTGTGCTATTCTGATATTCTCAGTTTCTCCATTTGCAAATTCCAATAGTTGTAATATACTTTGTAACATATTATATTTTATTTAATAATTCTAAACTACTCTCTCCTGTTTGTAAGTTTGTAGTTATTTTGTTTATGATAAATTCTTCATTTGCAATAACTATTGTATCACTTAGTTTATAATTTATAAGAAAACTTTGTGGTAGTATTGCTTTGACTTTTACTAATCTTCTGTTGAAACTAAATATGTCGCTTAAATAATTTCTATAATAAGTTTTAAATAATGTCTCAGTATCTATAGTTGGGATGAAAGGATCAATTTCTGTACTAAAGTTTATTGTTTGATTTTCTGTAACCTCTGTGTATGCGATTGTAATATTAGATATATTATCAAAATTACTTGTTATAACTACACTATTTGTAATTACATTATTTATTGTTGTATTGTTATTTGGTGCAACTGTTGCTGTTTGAGTTGCATTGTTACTATCAAAGTAACTAAATGTAATTGAACTCGATTCTGCTGAAGCAACTGTTAAGGTTACATTAGAAGTACCTTGTCTGAAATTTGAAGGCCTATTGTATGTTGCTAAATAAGCAGGTGTACTTGCATCAATACCTGAGTGCATCATAATTTTTTGTGGAGATGGACTGCTTGTGTTTTTTCTTACAAACATCAAAGGATTTGCCACTACTGAATTTTGGTTGTCATCTACAAAATAACCGAAACCTATATTTGTACTAGCATCATTGTTCTGGTCTGTAAGTCTTTCATAGAGTACTTTTTCAAATCCTACCTCAACTCTATAATCTTGACCTCTATTTAATCTTGGGTCTCTACCACTATTCGGAGCATTACTTGCTTTTACAGAACCATACTCTCTTGAATTTAATCTATCATAATAATACGATGCAAATGTTTTAGGTTCACTAAATTTAAATTCTATATCATTAAAAGGTACACTAAAATTACTTTCACTCTCATCTATCTTTACAAACTCTGTAATATCTCTTGTTGTACCACCTGCATAAAAATCGTCAAGTGTTTGTACCTTTACTTGGTCAAAGGTTGAACTATTTACATCATTATCTACAAATGCTGTCAAGTTAAATGTCTTAAATAAAGACGTAAGAAAATTAAGTATTTTCATATCAGGTATTTGTTCTGTGATATATATAGTATCAACAACTCCTGTAGGCCCTATTGTTTGTGGTTGTACAGAATAGGTTGTTGTACCTGTAGCTATCTCTTCAAGTATTTTTTGACAAGTAAGTAAATAACTAACAGTAAGAGCTGTCTCTGTAGTTTCAATAACAAATTCTATATTATTATCTTCCATCGAAAGAGGATCAACACTTTCAAATAAATGGTCTATTGTAGTTGCTGCTGTACCTGAAATGTGTTCTTGTTCTACAATAGTTTCATTTGTTCCTGTCTTTCTTAATCTTACTGTAAAACTTTTTGTATTAACAGTAGGCGTTACTGTCCAAGTAACTCTCATTCTCTCTATTTCATCAAACTGAGTAGAACCTAATATACCTGTTTTAAATCTAAATATACCTCCATCAAAAACAGGGGAAAAACCTGTAAAACTATGTGGAGGCGTAAGGCCACCTGTACCATCAAAGAACTCTATTACATCTCCTGTAAAACTTGAAATCTTGTCAAGCACTATTAAGTTTGTACCTGAACTATTTGAAGGTGTGATTCCTATGTCGCCTTTATTTCTGTGTAGCCACATATATAAATCTGCAAAGAACCCTGTATCCTTAAAAAAATCATCTGTAAATTTTAAATTTATATTAGGGTCTTGTTCTATAACCTTTATAATATCTATTATTCTTAATGCTGGTTTTAAGTCTGTAAATTGAAAGCCTTGTGTACTACTTAATCTTTCTGTTGCACCTGAACCTGTAGTGTTTTGTGAACCACATTCGTTAGTATACAAGTTTCTTGTAAGCTGACTTCTATCTTGTGAAGTCAAAACACCTTGATTCAAACTATCAAATATAAATCTCTGTGTATGTGATATAAGAGGATAGATAATATGTGGTACTGATACTGTTTGGTCATTTAATTGAGTTACAAATGTTTCAACACCTTGCTTTACAGTAGTTGCATTATAATCGTGATTAAACTGACTAAAGTCTAAACTACTTAGTTTTCTATCTTTTACTCTATCTTTTAATCTTATAGTTTGGCCGTAGAATGTAATGTTATAACTATCAGGTACATTGTTTTTTAATTTTACACCATTCATTACAATATACCCAGCTCTAAATGGTTTGTAGTTTAATTCAAGTATTGCATCAAGTTTTGAGTTTGCATCAAATATAGCATCAGGCGTAGCATCACTTACTATGTCTCTTCTGTAATAGTGTTTGAATAATCTATTGTTTATACTACTCGCAGGAAGATTAAATGTTCTACTAAAATCTGTAAATACTTTTTCTATATCTCTAATATCTTGTATAGTTTGTGTAAGTGTGATCTGCTCATCTTCAAACAAATCTAAATGCTGAAAGTTTATATCAGTAATAAGATTTATTTCATCCCATTTTCTAAAAGTATTTTCCCAAAGAGTTTCTGTCAAATTCCATAAGTCAGGATTTGGCTGAGGACTTTCTAGTATTATACTTGGAATTGATAGGCCTACTTGATTCATTATCTGATTGTATTTATTTTATCAAATGCAAATTTAAAATTGATAGTATAGTTTGCTAACCTATCATTAAGACTTGTTTTAAATACTACTTGTTTATCTTGTGGTACAACAGGTAGCTGCTGACTATCTTTGAATATCCAACATCTTGGAGACATCAATAGCTCTTCTATTACTTGGTTGTAACTATCATTCACATAGCCTGTATTTAATACTATGCTTTCTCTACTCATTACATTTCTTGTTTTGTATTGATGGTTATTTATAGAATAACTCGCACCTGTTGTTAATGTATTTGCTTTGTATTCTTCTCTTTGTACATCAATACTTTCTATAGATTTTAGAAAAAAGTTTACTCTTTGCAAAGCACCGAATCTATTGACAAATGTTACAGGTAGATTTGTAAATTTATTACAAGGCTGTTCTTCTATTAGTATCGTTTCTGTACTGCCTCCTTTCACAATATCTACGCTTGTGAGTGTGGCCGTGTTACTTGTTGCATATTCTATTGCTGTATTTGTTGTATCTATTCCTGTACCTACAGTAACACTTGTAACTGTGCTTGATCCATTTTTAAAATTGACTGTTGTTGCTCCTGTTAAAGTATCTGCACCTGAATTTACACTAAGGTTTGCTAATACAGGTATTTTAAGAATCTCTTGGCTCTCTCTAAATATTTTATTGTTTGACATCAATACAGATGTGCTACCTACAAAACTACTTAAAGAAACAGTTGTGTTACTGTTTGTTTGTGTTTCTGTTGTAAAACCATTTTCAAAATAACCTACACCATCAAAGGCCAACATATTAGTTGTTATCGCAGAGAGAGCAGCACCAGCACTATTTGATGGAGTTGCTACAGTCTTTACCCAAAGGTTTAATCCGTTGTTTCCAAATGTACCATTGAAACTATATGTAATATAATCTTTTATCAACTCTCCTATCTCAAATATTACAAAGTTATTGTTTGCTACCTCGTTTTTTCTAAGTGCATAAGTTGTACTTGGACTTGTTTGGTATGTTCCTGAATATATTGAAATTGTTAGTGTACAACTAGATAGTGCATTGGATTCTGTTCCTCCACCATCATTTGCTACTTTTATATATATAGGACTATTTATGTTTACTTTATATATTGCCATCTTCTATTGTTTTTTCTGCATCATTTACAAATGCTGCTATTAATTCTGGGGGTAAAGTTTTAAATCGTTTCTCAAAAGGTTTTGTAAAAAATAGACTTGGCCTGATGCCTTGTTCAAATATTGATTTGGCTATAATAAAATTTAGGCCTTTTCTTTTTGTGAATCTACCTCCTTCTTCTCTTGGTGCAATACCTTTTCTTACTGTCCATTTATCAAAAGCTGATGAAGGTGGTCTCTTAGTTGTATATTTGAAAGGTGTCTTATATTTCTTCTTTGTACCTGAAACACCTTGATCTTGATATGCACCATATTCCTCCATCAAGAATTGTAAGATGAAACCTGAACTATCTGACAATATTTTATAGTCAAGAGAGTTATATAGTTTCTTGGAAACATTCTTATTTGTTTTTGTAAGATTGCTTCTTGATTGTTGAATTACATACTTAGCAAAACTGTTTAATATCTTTTGTGTCTCTTGTAATTCCATCAGCATTTACTTATATCATTCTCTATTAGTATATTCATTGTAGCTGCCCATCCTGCTAATTTGTTTTCAAATCTTTCATAGAAAGGTTCACAAGAAGGGTCTCCATCTAATTGGTATTTGGTTGTATATAAACTACCTCTTCTAAGTAACACTATAATTCTATTAAGTACGGCCAACTGTGTATTCAAAACATCTTGTTCATTGTCATTTCCCACAAATATATCTGTCTCTGCATCTTTGTATTCATTTATCATATCCATAGCCATAATTGTAATATTGAAAGACAATACTTGTTCTTGTGTAGTTACGTTATTTACTATAATATGAGCAAGAGGAAATATTGTTTGTTTGTTCAAATCAATATCTGTTATATCTCCTGTTGTTACTGTATTGATATTGCTATCGTTTAACAAGTTATCTTTTATAGTTGTTGTAAGTTGATAAAACCCTCTTATACCTTGATTACTCATCTTGTTCTATTTTTTAATTGTTTTGATTCTAATTCACTTTTCTCTTTCATAAAACTTAACATAGTCAAACACTTGTGTACATTTAGTTCAACGATATGCTCAAATCGTCTAATATCCCCCTGAGAGAGTGCAAAAATTGATTGATACCATCCCCATTTCTGCCCAAATTGAGAGACGGAGGTAAGGGCTTCTCCTTGTTCTGTTCCAAATAAACTGTCATAAGCCTCGACAAGTCGATTCCTAAACGATAAAAAAAAAGCATACTACCAAGTACAATATCCATTGGCATATCCTTATATACATCTTGACCTTCTGCTTTATACTCCTCTATGGTATATTTGTTTTTATAAGTGTTTATGATTGGCCTATAAAGAACTGCCATAGCTTTTTCTACTTGTTCCCATTTACCTAAGTAAGTATCAAGATCAACATATTCTCCCAAAGTCATATCATCTAGGTTTGGTATAAAACCATACTCTATACCATTGAGTACAAACCTTGTTTTGATATGTGGCTTTTGTTCAAACATATCTGCAAGTATTCCTGTAATTCTATGAACGTCTTTTGCTTTTAAAGTGTAGGCCTCTTTGAGACTTATACCACAAAATATTTCTATCATTTTAGAAGCTAGAAAGTTCTCATCTGTATTATCTTCTTGTATCTTGACAAACTTCTGATACTGCCATAATTTGATTTCTGACAAATCATTTGGTACAGTTATTTTAACTCTCATATATATATATCGAAATCTAAAGTGGATTTTTGACAAAAAAAAAGGAGGCCAATTTGAGACCTCCTATCATTCAGTTATTATGAAAAACTAAACTAAATATGTTGCAATTAAATTAAACAACTAACTAATTAACTGAATGTATACTCCTATATAAAATACTAACCAAAGTAGTAATGCTTTTATGAAAAATTTAATATCTGACATTGTTTTGTTTTTAAATTAATCCGTTTTCAAAAAGATATCTTTCATCGTAAAAATCGAAACCTGGATTTCTTTTTTCTCGTAATGCTTGTTCTTTAGTTTCACATTCAACACAGAATCCTGTTTCCTTACATACTACCATATAAGGGTATTCTTCTCCATCTGTTATATAAAATGTAAAATCGTCAGGGTCTAACCAAACCCAATCTTTCGTGTTATCTTTTAAGTTACTCATAGTGTTTTGCTTTTAATTATACAGCTAATATAATACTTTTTTGAATATAATTAACATTTTTTAATAAATATTTTATCTACCTCTGTTATCTTATAACATATTTACCTTTGTTTGGCCTTTCTAATTGCATCATAAGTGCATATCGAGCTGCATCAATGCAGTCAGGATGTAGGCCTGTAGGTTTCTGTATATTGTTTCCTTCTTTATCTTTATCCCATACATAGCCTTGTAGTTCTCTAATTAGATTCTTCGATCTTGATGTTACATACACTTCATTCTGATTTATGAGGTTTATACCATAGATTACAGAATCTCTACCTTTTGTAACAGGAAATATTCTATGGCCATAACTTCTAATTTCTTGTATTGATTTGGGTTCTGCACTATCTGCGTAAATATGTTCTAATGCTCTGCTATCAGTAATAAAATTACTTATGTCTCTATTTAACATACCTTTTCTATACAGCAGCTCATCAAATATATAAGCATTGTTCCATTTGTATAATCTTATGTAAGTTGTAGGGTCTACAGAATATCCAAAGTCAAGACCTGCACAAAGAAGCCTTGCATCATCTGGTAATTTATCTATTGACTTCCAATCAGGAATACAAGCACCCTCTAAACTACCTATCTCTCCAAGTCCATATACTTTCCACCAATTAGCCCAATATGTAGATGTCTTAGCTTTTACTCTTGCTTTCTCTATTTCTTTTACTATTGACTTTGGTAAACTATCATTGTCTTTGTAAGTAAGTGTGATAAAGTTTGTATCTTCTTGGCCTATCAATTCTTTATCTACCCAAAATAAATTAGTTGGATTATAGTCAAGCCATATATTACCTGACGTTCTTACAGCTAATTGTTGGTAGGCCTCAAAGCTAATATTGTTACACTCATTGATAAATAAGTCTGTTCTTCTTGCACCTCTCAGTTTGTCTGGTTGGTCTGTGCTAAAGAACTCTATGTAACTACCATTACTAAATTCGTATTTTAAGATACTTCTATTGAACTTTCTTTCATCATACCTATTCAATACCTTAAGTATATTTAGAAAGTCTTTTAAAGCTCCTCTACGTAAGTGTGGTACTGATTCTGCAACAACGCTTATTTCTTTAAATCGATAACGCATACCATAATCTATCAAGATCATAAGTATTGCAATAGTCTTTCCTGCTGACGAGCCTCCTCTAATTATTCGTAGTCTTTTATCAAGGCCTCTTAGTTTGTCGAGTGCCGTAGTTTTGGTAAACATCAGTCTATAAATAACGGCATATCCTCGTTTATACTGATGTCCTTAGTCTCTCTTGGTTTGCCGTACCTATAACCCATATATAAATTCAAAGCTCTCATATCTCCTTTATCAATTAAATGTTTTAGTTTTTTTATTACCTCTTCATTGTTGATTATGTTATCAAGTTTTTCTATGAGTTCTTTTTCTTGTGTTTTAGGTTTTCTACCTGCTCGTCCTTTTGTAGAATGGCCTCCATTATTTTTTCTTCCGTCCATAGTAAAAATTAATAAAACATTAATTAATTAATTATTTGTATATCTATATATCGTAAAATTTAATTAATTTTCGATTGTTTCAAATTCTTTTTGTTCCATTGTATCTACAAGCTCTACCATTGTCTTTATACTTTCATCGCTTAAATAATTTACTTTAAGTTTTATAAATTCTATCTTGGCCTCATTGTTTACATCTTTAATATTCTTTGTAAGCATTGTCAGCCACTTTCCTAAAGTTTTATTTGTAGTCAAGTATATTTCAAACATATTTAGTGCGTGTAATACTGATGAATGGTCTGAGGTTTTTCCATACTTACGAAAGAAGTTTGCTATTTGTTGTAACTTCATCTTTTCATATTTGTATAGTATAAATACAAGTAGTGATCTTGCTTCTACTACATCAGACTTTCTTGAGTTCTCAAATACATCTACCTTTGCTATTTTGTTGATTCTGTTTGCTATTCTTAATTGTTTATTCATAATGTTCCTTGTATTATATAATTATCTAAGTCATATCCTTCTATAAAAAACTTCTCAAATATTTTTAAAGCTTCCATAGTTTTACGTTCTCCTTCTGCATAAAATTCTTTACTACATTCCCATTTACCAATGTCCAAACTACCTTTGTCTATTACAAGAAAAATAAAGTCTTTGTAACTAACATTATATAACTTACAATATAAAAAGCATTGTATATCATAAGAATATTTCTTTGCTGAGTATGGGAAACCTTTTATGTCAGTTGTTGTTTTTATATCTACAATTCCTCTACTACTTAATACATCAGCCTTGCCTCTAAATGGGTAACCTAGTATTGTATCTATTGCAGGTACTTCAAATTGGCAGTCTGTTATGAATTTCAAGGCTTGTTCGTTTCTCAAAAAGGCATCAGCTATCTTTTCTGCATTTTCTTTTTCTGTTCTCGTATATACCAAACCATATTTTTCTTTTGCTTCTTTATATGCTTTTGTATTTTTGGAAGATACATTTACAAATATTTGTTCTTGGAATTTATCAGGTTCTAATATACTTAGATGTACTAATCTACCATCTCTTAATGGCTGTGTTTCTGGACTACCATATTCTGTAACAAACTTATATGTTTTTGGACTTGACAATAATAATTTTAAAGAAGAGCTGCTTAATACAAGTCTAGCAAGGTCTCCATAATAAAAATTATCATCCACCATTTTTTCTAACAAATCTTTCTTGTTGTATTCGTTTCCGTCTAAAAGTTGTATCATTCTCTTGTTTTTTGATTATTATATTTGATTCTAATTTGTTTGTGTACATATACATTACGTTCAAACATTTTATAAAGTTTCCTATTTCTTTTTTTCTTTGTGGTTCTGCTGATTCAAATGCTTTTGTCATAGCATTACCAATATAGTTGAAAGCTAATTCAAACTTTTGTTTTTCTTTTATATCCATAGTTTTAAGATTACATAGCTACCAATAGATATTGTAAATAGTATAAATGCAAATTTTAAGGTCTGGTAGGTAACTTCTTCTTTCTTTGGGTTTCTACCTTGATTGCTTCGATATTGTCTTTGTTTTTTCATTCTTGCAATATAGTGAAAATAATTCACATTTGAATATAACTATGATTTATGTACGATACTTGCCATATCTTCTGTAAGTAAATATACTTTCTTGAGCAACTTCTTTTTTGTCCATAAGGTAGTATCAGGACAATACAATTCTTTTACTTTTGGCATTTCTAAATAGTTTATCCAATATAAATATGTTCCTTTTGGGTCGCTAACAAAATAAAGTTTGACGATCTCAGAATCCATTTCCATAAGTTTATCATACTTATACTTTTCAAGAAGTTTGTCTTTATAATATTTATTTCTAAACTTCATTTCCATAACGCACTTATGGCCTTTTGGTGTAAAACCAGATGCGTCATAATGTTCATACTTTCCCTCACTCCATTTAAGATCCCATCCTTCAAACTCATTAAGGAATGATACTACAGTTTTTTCAAACTTATTTATCGTTTCTATACCCATTGTCGTAAATAGTATTTATATCACTAATCCATTGATTCCATTGTCGAGGTGTACAAGAACAAGGTAAATAATAATCGTGTACAAAATACTTAGAATGTATTTTTGCTATTAGTACTTGTTCCTCTTTGTTTATACTGCTACTATTTACAGACTTGAATACAGTCCATCTGTCGTATTCTTTCTTATTTAGTTTTTTCCATTTTGTCGCCATTTCTTGATATGTTGTTTAAGTATTCTTTTCTATCATCACATCCACAGTCATCATACCCTAATTTATTTGCTATCCAAGTAGCTATTGCCTTACCTTTTCCAAATGTAATGATGTTTATTATATATTCTAATTTGTCTCCTAATCTCATATTATATTATTTTGTAGCTAAATATTTCAAATAGTTATATTGTTTTTCTGTTAGTTTTTTATTTGATTGAAAACTTTTTAAACACCATCTTAAAAAATCAATTTCATTGTATGTAGTAAATTTATTGTTACCCAGCATTTGTGATATAAAATTATATTGTTTTAAAGATAATTTGTAATATGCTTGACCATTCAAATAACTTTTGTTTGAAAATTTTTTAATTTTAGTAAAATTATTGCATCCCTGTATACTTAATTTTTTTTTTGGTTTTTTTATTTCATAATTGAAAGTATCTAGTTTTTTTTTGATTTGTCTTATCTCTTCTTTTTGTAAATGAAACCACTCAGTATTATTTGGTAAAAGTTTTTTTGTTGGCTTAAATTTACCAAAAATATAGTGTTTTACATTTTTTGCTTTATATTCTTTTTTTATCTCTAACTCAAAATTATATGTGTTTTCTAAATATTTTTCATATATAATTTTTAAATCAAAGTCTATATCTTTTTGAAGTGTTTGTTTTCTTTTTTTTACATTATTTGATACGCCAATTTTACAATATTCAAATTCAAAGGAATCTTTGAAACTCATTATGTATAAATATTTATTCATAAAAGCTCTTTTAGTTTTGATTTTACTTTGTTGAAAGTATTGTAAAGTGAGTAATAAGATATATCTGTTTTTCTTGAAAGCTCACTTATGCTTATGCCTTGCTCATCTACTATTTCATATACCTTTCTATCATACCAATATATTTCCTTAAGTGCATTTTGTATTTTTTCATATACCTCTACATAATTACAAGAATCTTGTTGAGTAATTTCAAGACCATTGAGTTCTACTAAAGTGTATTTCATTTTCTTTCTAATCAAATCGACATAAAGACCTCTAAGGATTCTAAAACAGTAATAATAATTTATGTCATCTCCATAACTAAAATCAATACCTTTCTTTGTATTTCTTATTAGTAGGATGTATAATTCTTGAACAATATCTTCTACCTCTGTATCTTTAAGGCCACCGAAAGACTTAGTTATTTCTAACCATTTGTCGTGTCTATCGTATGCCTTTTCTACAGGTGTTTTCAAAATGGAAAATTAAGTTGTTCTATTATTGATTTATTTATTATGTCTTTGTCTCCTAACTTATAACCTACATTGTTAGGTATGCTTTGTAGTAATAAAGGAGAATCGAAAGGTGTAGGTTTTGTTCCTGTATCGTGATCTTTAATTTTTTTTGAGTGCAGCTCTGTATATATCCATCTTGATTCGTGCTGTGTAAGTCTGTGTATCGTATAGAAGTCATCTGTTCTGTTTCCAAAAACATTACCTCCTTCTACATCACTCATAGCAAGAGGCAAAGGATGTCCAGCAAATTCGTGATTAGTTGCATAACGTTTCCTAAATGCTTCAGTAACTGAGTGCATAATTAACCATAGACCTACATTGTATTGTTTCACAAATATTCTAAAATCTGTCATACATTCATATAAATACTCATAAGCATTACTATATTTCATCATACCTTTATTCTTTCTTAAGCTGTTTATTGGATCGACAATTAAGCAGTCAAACTTATATTGAGGATATACAACTTCACATAAAGATAATAAATCTAAGTAATCATAGTTCTTTTCGCAGTCAATAAATTTAAAATGATTAAATATAAATTCTGAATCTTTTTCTAATTCTTCTGATGAAATTTTGTTTATAGGTTTGTAAGATTTGAACTCTAAGAGTTTTCTTATAAGGCCGTAAGGTTCATTTTCAGAACTAAATACCAAGAACTTAGTTTTATGTTTCATAGCAAAGAGTAACATAAAATAAAGTATGATAGATGTTTTACCTACGTTTGCGTGTCCTGCAAAGCAAGTTACATTTCTTTTGAATCTAATAACATTATCTATTTCATCTATCCCTAACTTTGGAGCTTCTTTAAGTAGGCCTTGTCTTATTTTATCTACCTTATCTAATTCGTCTCCAAAGTTTATTAGCATTATTTTTTTGTAGTTTATAACTCAAAGTGCTGATTATTAGTAACCATTCTTCGGCCTTTTTCATTTATAATTGCAACCCTATTTCTAAATGGAGTACAGGTTAGTTTATATTTTTTATCCTTTATTAGATGTTTACTTCTACTTGTACCTAAGTATTTTATATAATCGCCTCTTTTATATTTATCTAATATTTTTATATAATTTTTATTTTTTTCTGTTTGCAAACTTTCTAATTCAAATTGTAAATGATGTATTGCTTTCTCTAAACATCTATTAGGTGTTTTGTGTTTTCTATATGCTCTAAGTATATAAGTACAAGCAGTTCCAAGATTATAATTAAGGTCAAAGTTTTCTACAACTTCACGAGCTGTATAACCATTCTTACCATTATAATATTCTGGTGTTTTAGGCATTAGAAAGGTAATGGGTCAGGTTCTACTCTATCAGGTTGTTGATCTTGTAAAGTAACAACTTGGTCGTGCTGTATTCTCCATCCCACTATTGTATTGATATATTTGGTAACACCTTCTTTATTAGTCCACTCTCTGCCTCTTATATTAATGTTTACTTTTGCTTCATCTCCTACAGAAAAATCATTTAGTAATTCACAGTTTTTTTGTTGAAAAGCTATTTGTATTTTTTGTGGATATTTCTCTTTTGTTTCAAGTAATATATTTCTGACCTTGAAATCATTACTACCAAATGTTTTTGTTTCTTCTATTTCTTTTATAATTCCTATTAGTTCCATATTATTTATCTAAAATTTTAAAATGTTTGTTTGTATATTCTTCCACATCATTTATGTTGATTTTACCTGCTGCTACCAATTCTATAACACCTTTATATGCAACTTGAAATAATATACTTCGAGCTGTGCTTAGTCTTGGTTGAGATGAGTAATCTTGTTTTTTTTCAAAGTTATTATACATAGGTTTTTTTATTTGTTGTTCAGCTAACTTTATTTTCCATCCGTTTTTTTGTTGTACATAATCGTACTCTATGTAATCTCCCTTTGCTATATTTAATTCACTTGTATAAACTAATCCTGTGTGCTTTGTTGTAGTTACTTGATATGTATAAATATCATTTTTGTCTCCAAAAGGTTTTCTATCTAATTTGTGTATTTCTTTTATTTCTGCTTTATATTCCATTGTTTTATTTTAAATGTTCTTCTAATTGTCTTTCGTTAGTAATTTTGTTTTTATTCATAACTAATCTGACTTTTATTTTTAAGTCTTGATTTTCACTTTTAAGGTCATTATATAAATTTATTAAAGTATTTACTTTCTTGCCTAAAAGTTTTATCCTATTGTTTAGTTCGTCTATGTTAGGAGCTGCCATACTTACTATCATTAATTTTTACATCAATAAGAGAATCTATGGTTTGTACCATAACCTCTTTACTTACAAATCCTTTTTTGAATTGCTCTAAAGCCATAATTAAGGTTTTAAGTTGTACTTTATTTAGATTGTTAGTCAATAACCATTCTCCTGTTTTATTCCAATGGTTTTGTATAAAAGCTAACTCCTCTTTAATTTCTAATGTATCTTGTGTTTCTTTGTTTATATTCATAAGTTTTGTTTTTAAATGAGAATCTAAATTAATTAAAAAATGTGAATAAAACAAATCATAATACCAAAAAAAAGGGGAAGAAATTAATCCTCCCCTAAAAACAAAACGCTTACCGAAGGTGGTAAGAACTCACAAAGATAATCTTTTATTCTCTATCTCTAACAATTTTTTATATTTTTCTACCATCTCTTTAAGATCACTTATAGAATACTTTATTGTTTTTTTAGATTCGTTATATAGATGTTTAGGGAGGCCTTGTTTCTTTTTTTCTAATGCAAGACTATACACATACTGCATACCATATCTATATCTATTGTCATATCTACTCTGTGGCCATACATTGTCCTCGTGCCACCTAGTACTCATTTCTTTACGAGAAATAAAATGTCCTGCATCTACTTCGCTATAGTGATATTTTTTACCAGAAGTAATGCAAGTTACATAACCTCTTTTATCTGCATTTTTTTTTCTTATGTATTCTGAGAATATAGTATCGAGTTTTTTTATAAGACCTTTACGAGATATTTTTCTCATCTGTCCATAGCTTGTAGTAAACTATTACCTAGTCTTTCATCTAATTGCTTAATAGCTCTGTATATTATTCTGCTTTGTTTTTTTGCTTCTTGTCTTTCTGTCTTTGTAGAATCTATACCTAAATTACAATATATAGTAGCATCCATTTCAAGAAGTCTATCTATTTTGTCTCTTATAGATATTGAAGTATAGCCTAGTATTTTTTCTATAACATATTGTATCATATCACAAATATATTTAAAATTAAAGAAAAGAAAGAAAAAGTAAACAAAAAGAAAGAAAAGAAAAGCCCTACCAAGAAAAGAAAATAATTAAAATACCTGATCCAAGTGCCTTCCAACTTTATTAGGTTGCACAAGTTTTGCTATAAGCAAGACAAATATATAATTATTTTTTTAATTTGAATTTTGAAAAAGAAAACATATCAAACACAAACTTTACTAATGCTATAAATAATATAACTGTAAATATGTTAATATGTGATTCTCCACAAAATCCTAATATATGTTTTATTGTTTCCATTATCTACCTTGACCTCTATATCTTTTTTTGTAATTTTTACTTTGCTTTACTTTACTCATTTTAGTTTTTGAGTGTACACCTTTACGTTTTCTACTTTTAGATTTATAAACATTTACTTTTACTTTTCGTGCCATTACTTGTTACCTTTAACTGCACTACCATAATAAAAACCAAAAATAGATAACACTATCCCTTGACTTATACCTAAAATATTTATAAATACTTCCTTGTTATTCTCAGGTACTTCAAGATAAACTACAGCATATATCATAAAACAAAAACTTATTAAACCGACTACACCTGTAAAAGAGTGCATATAATCTGTTTTACCTGTTTTAGCTATTTCTATTTCTCTTTTTCTTGCACTATCTCTATCTGCAACTTCAAGCTCGTACATTTCTGTTATTTGTGAGTGTATCATTTTTTTATCCTCTGCTGATATATTTTTGTCTTTTGAAACTAAATTTTTAACAATACCTAATACACCTGCATCTGGTAATAAGTCTCCAGCTACACCTAATATATTTGGTGCTATACCTCCAATAATTTTACCAAGTTTAGTTTCTTTAAATTTTTTTTTAGGCTTACTCATTACTTATTAATTTATATTCTTCTTTAGCGTCATAAGACGGACATTCTTTTTTATCTGTAAAATCTTTATGGCCATATACTATAGCTTCTGGGTGTTTAATTTTAAGATCGCAAAGTAAATTATGTATGGCCTCTGTTTGTTCAGGTGTTCTCGTATCTTTCCAACTTTCCATATTTTTATCCATACCACCAATATAACATACTCCAATACTATCTTTGTTATGTCCTGCAACGTGCGCACCTGTTTTTTCTACAGGCCTACCTCCTTGCACAGTACCATCAAGTTTAATAACATAATGATAGCCACAGTCTGACCATCCATTACCTTTAACGTGCCATTCTCTTATATCTTCTACATCAAAGTCTTTAAACTCAGGTGTAGCTGAACAATGTACTATAAGTTTATTTATTTTTCTCATAAGACATCAATTTGAATTAATTTGTGCTTATTCTTCTAATCGGTGTTTTATTGTTTATAAGGTCTTGTATTTCTTTGACAGGTGTATCTATTGATAATGAGATCCCACCATCATACTTGCCTATTAAATTTCTGTCTCTATAAATAAATATTACAGGTACGGATTTTATTTGTTGTTTTACACTTGGTTTTTGTTCTTCTAATAATGCTGTTACTATTTTAGCACCTTTAATTTTATTAAGGTCTTTATAATCGTTTTTATAGTTCCAACTACTATTAATATGTAAAACTGTATATTCTTGACTGCTACCTAATGCAAATGCAAATAGTGCAATTAGGACAAATATCTGTTTCATTTCTGTATAATTTCATATAGTTTTTCATCTATTCTATCTAATTTTTCTGAGTTCTCTTGTACTTGTTCTGCTGTGTTTTCAATAGTCTCCCTTATAAGCTGGTCTTTCAGGTCATACTCTGTCCTTGTAAGTTCAGGTTTTGGTAATTCTTTTGCGAGTTCTATCTCAGCAGTTAAGGTAAAATATAAACCAGCAAGTGATATAGCACCTGCTAAAATTAAACCTATTGTTTTTAAATCAAGTTTTACTTGAGTTTCCTCATTTATTACTTTGCTCATTGTTTTCAATTTCTTGAATAGAGCCATCATTCAAATCAATATTGACCTTGCCATATTTACCTTCTAACTTTTGCATATATTTATTTAAGTCTTTTTGAGTTTCTAAGTTTTCTTGCACCAGACTATCCATCTGTGCTTTTGCTACTTCTCTTTGCTCATACTTTTGACCTATTGCAATATAGTTTTTAGTTTTACTATCAAATGAATCTTTGATGTACTCTAATTCGGATTTTTCTAATTTTTTACTCATAATTTTATATTTTATTCAAATATAATAAATTTACCATTCTGGTCGTAATACAACGTCAGTTGGTTTTTCAAGTTTACTAATTTGATCTGATAAGTCAGCTTTCATAGAATCTACATCTAATTTAGCTTCTAACCATTCAACAACATCAGATTTTTGTAAATTATCATACTCGATAAAATTATCTTTGTCATACTCAACACCCATAGTGCCTATCATATTAACAGAATAATCTCCTTTGTTTGCATAATAGCCCCAATGTATATTATATATAACATTACTATTTTTG